TTATTACAGGCGGTGATACGTATGTAGTTGACTGGGAAAAATTAACACTAGGATATCACGATACACTACAAGCAAACGCAAACGTAACAAATAAGATTGTAGCAACAGTAAGCACAATAGGTTTATAATACATGGGACGTTATTTAAAAAATACACAGGTAATTGGAGGCGACTATGCTATTCGGTTGCCTGTAGGCACAAGATCAATTGGCCCTCAAAATCCACAGGCAGGGATGCTTAGGTATAATGCTTCAACAGAAAGAGTTGAGTTTTATAATGGAAATGGTTGGCATACAATTTCAAAAGTAGGATCAGTACAGATCACTATAGATGAGTTTACAGGTGATAATGCTACAACGACATTTACAATGAGTCAATCAGAAGCAGATGCTAACGCAGTATTAGTACAAATTGGAGGAATTTACCAACAACCAAATGTTAACTACACTATGAATGGTAGTACCACAATCACATTTACCAGTGCCCCACCTGCACCTGGTGTTAATCCAAACAAGATAGTTGTTGTTCACAATATAAACAGCACCGATTCTGTTTACGACTAGGAAGTTTAAATGGCAATTGGGAGAGTTTCCGGACCAATGCTTTTTTCAAACCTTGAGCGTCAAGGTGTTGATTTAGCATTTGAATCAAACTTAATTTACTTAGATGTTGCTAATCATCGAGTTGGCGTTATCAACTCCTCTCCGCAGTATGCACTTGACAGTTCTGGCAATGTAAAAATAGCAAACATAGTTGTAGAAGGACACACTATTAGTTCTAACACTGGCGTTATTGCGTTTGGCAGTAATTCCAATGTTAGCATTACTGGTGGTACAAGCGGGCAAGTACTGACCACAGACGGATCAGGAAACCTGCGCTGGACTACACAGGAAACATCAGCCGCAAGTTTAACATTAGGTACACCAAGTGATGGTACATTCTGGCCAGTAGGTATGTTAAGTACTTGGCAGTCCAGTACATCAATTAGTGATGCCATTGATGATTGTAATGAATGTATGTTCAATATTATGAACAGCACAGCAGTTGCTAACGTATCATTTGTAGCAGACACTACAGCAGGTGGCGCTGGATCAGCAGTAACACTAACAATTAGTACACTCGGCAATCCAAATCGTTACGATATTGATTGGGGTGATGGCGATACAACAACCAACACAACAGACAGCACACCAACCCACACTTATGCTACAAACACAGGATCACCATTTACTGTAAATGTGCGAGCATATAACAACAGTGGTGTCGGTGCTTGTAGTGAAATGTACTCAGAACGTGAGAACTACATTATCATTTACACTGCCGACCCAGTTGTAAGTTTTGTTGCTTACGATGCACCCACTGGTGGAAGTATTGTTACCAGCTGGGACGATGGCGATACAGTTTACTTTGAAAACACAACAACAAATATCCCAGGTGCCGCAACAATTCAGTTTACTTGGGACTGGGGTGATAGTGAAGCGGATGATGTTGTTTCAGATGACACTGATGCGGGTGGTACAGCAGGATCACGTATAGCACATACATTTACTGCTAGTACAGAAACAGATGTAACACGTACTGTTCGACTAACACTAGATAGCCATAATACAGCTAACCCATCTGTAATACCTACCAATGATACTAATGCTTATAAGATTTACGATGATCATACACCTACTGTTACACTAAGTGGTACAACAGGTATTAACGAAGAAGGTACAAGTGGATTACCAATAACATTTACTAACACAACAGAAACAAGTATTGGTAGTTACGCTACATACGGCATTCAGTACAGATATGAATTTGGTGACGGTAACGTACACATTGTTAACACAGGATCGGGATCTCCAGGTGATACAAGTGGAACTATTGGGCACACTTATGCACTTAGCGCAGGTGAGCAGGCCGCAGGTACAGCAAGAGACTTTAGCGGTAACTTGAAAGTACTCAGCAGTCACGGTAGTTCACCATTTATCAGTTCAACATTTACAGTTCACGTAGAACCAGATGTACGTGCTATTGTCAGCGGTACAGCAGTTACTACTAGTGATAGATCAGGTGATAACATATACGACCTCTACGATGGTGTAGACTATGATGGTAACAACAGAGCATTAGCTCGTGTAACAAACTCAACACAGAACGCAGACGACTATGTTTACGATTGGGGTGATGCAACTAGTGATGACACAGTAACAGAAGATGGTGTGAGCGCAGGTTCGATTGGCGCTACCATTGATCACGACTACACAGGTCAAACTATTGCAAACCATACGCTGACATTTACAGCAAATGGTCAACCGGATATTACTGTACAAACTGATGTTGATACCAGCATAGTATTCCAGTTAAATTCAGTTCCCGCCGCACCAGCAAACTTGAGTGCAAAGTCAATTACACTGTCTGACAGTTATCAAGGTACAAGTCCAAAACTTTGTGCTGGATTTACTGACAATAGTGACACAAGTCCATTGTCAGCAGGTGACGCACTTACTACCACAACAGCAAGACGTTACACGTCAGGTACTATTGATACTAGTGTAGTCGCTAATGCATATGATGGTGTTGATGGTACACTTACAGCAGTGATTAACGGTGTAGACAGCGGTAATAAAACATTTAGTGCATCACTAAACGAAAACGGCACATTTACAAGCCTAGTTGTTACTGATCAGCGTGATGCACACGACACAATTAGTTCTAGCACATATCCAACAGGCTTCTATCAAACATTTGACGCAAAGATTACACAAGCACTTACCAGTTATTCAGTAGGTGTTAACGACGAAAGATTAGAACACACTAGAACGGGCAATACAAACTATGTTGCAGTAGTATATGATGATGTTACAGCATCACCAACTATTGCAAGTGCTGGTACACTATACGAAGGCACAGGCGGGACAAAACGCTACATATCAGGTATTCCATATTACAACAGTGGCTCACCAACTATTATTGTTGGTGGTGTACAGGTTGATGATTTAACAGGACAAGCATACTACGATGGTAGTGATGTTGTAGAAGTTGACACAGGTACAAATCAAGAAGGTACAAGTTCAGCAGGTACGGTAGATACAAATTACACCTACAGTGATATTGATGGTGCAAGTAGTATGTTAACTGGTGGCATTCCAAATGTAGACACTGGTGTTGCTAGTGCATACACATTAGGTAATTTAACCTGTGCAATAACATCAAGTTCAGTAAGAACAATTGATAGAGTTAGAGTCCGTGCTAGAAACTGTAATGGTGTCAGCAGTTACGTAGAAAATACCACTAATATTCAAGTACATAAGTCAGCACAAAGTGGTATTAGTGAGATTGCTATTGCAGTATCAGACAGTTTAGGTGCCACGTATGACGATGACGGTGTGCGTGTATTTGATTTTAATGCAGACACAACAGACACACCAAGTTTCGACGGTGCTACAAACTTCTACACAAACAGTCCTTACACAGAGTCAAGTGATCCAGGTGTTGAAGGAACAAAAGAAGCAACTATTAGATTAGGTGTCTTGAAGTATGATGTAACAGATTATAGTTCAGGGTATCTTCCTGTTGGTCCAGACAGATCGGGCGATACGGGCACACAATACTTTACATTTGCTTTCCGTAGAACTACAGCGGCTAACTTTGATATTAACATTACAAGTTCAGGCATTGCAGGCTTATGGATTGCGGCACCAGGTACTGCTATTGACTCTGCATCATCACTTAACGGTTGGTTAGATGCAAGTACAACATACGGCGGTTCGGGTGTACCAGGAGCAAACACAGGTAGTGGTGGTAATGGATCTAACGGATGTGCGTTTACATCAGGTGATAGAATTGCCGCAAGTACATCACTCAGTGGTGGTTATACAATGACACTGGGTAGCGAGAATATGACAAACGCAACAGGCAATGTTGTGTTGGTGAGAATAGCATTAACAAGTGGTCAGAGTGTTACTGCACTTAGCATAGGAGTAGCGGCGTAATGGCTATATCAGACTCCCAAAAAGTTGACTACTTGTGGAAAAAGCTAGGTTACTCTGCTACTAAAACAGATACCAACGCTAATAAAAAAGCACCTAACGAAGCGATAGCAAGTCCGTTATTACTTCGTAGTGATACAATTTGGGCACAGGCGCACAATATTCCAGCAATTTTGCCAGGATCAACGTCACAACCTGTCACAGTTTATCCAACATCGGCACCACAAGAGTGTACGCAAGATTTAACAGCAACAGCAAACAGAACTTGGAAAACAGGTGGTGCAAACTGGATTAGTCCTGAATTTGGATCAACATATCAAGTTAAAGTTTATATACATACTGCCGGTGATGCCGCAGGTGCTTCAGGTGGTACACAGGTGTTTGCTACTGGTTCAGGTAACGACGATGAATGGTTCTTTGACTACCAGTCAGGTGTATTACATTTTATTGGTACAAACTTACCAAATGGTGTAAGTTTTACAGGTAAGAGCGTATACGTAAGCGGCGGACGTTACACAGGCGATTTAGGTATTGGTAGTATTGTTGACGCCAACATTAGTAGCGGTAATGTTACAGCAAACATTAGTGGTAACGTAGTTGGTGGTGGTTATGGTGTGTTTGAAGGTAATGTATCGGCAGATTGGTTCCTTGGTAATTTAGATTCAAACATTGGTACTTTTGACACCAGTTTGTACGCCGCAGAGGCTACTATAGGTAGTAATACAGCATTTACTAACAGCAGTGCTACTATACAGTATTTGACTATTGAAGGCGAAACAATTACTAGTACAAATGCTAATTTAGTTATTAATCCAAATACTAGTAATGCTAACAATGTTGTTAAAATTGGTGGAGTTACAGCACTAGATATCCCAACCGGTAATACTGCACAACGTCCAGCTAACCCAGACCAAGGTTATATCAGATTTAACAGTCAACTAGGTACACTAGAGTGGTACACTGGAGCCGCTTGGGCAACTGGATCTTCTGGCGTTACACAACAGAGTATTACACCTGATGGTACATCAGATACATATACACTAGATCAAGAATCAACAGAAGACAGTATTCTTGTTAACATCAACGGTACTGCACAGCACCCAGGTGTTGCGTATACTGTTAGTGGATTTGACATTACATTTGCTGAAGTTCCGCTAACAACTGATATTATTGACATACGCTTTATGGCTGTGGCAGTTGCGTCATCGGGACTGAACAGTGTAATACAAGACACCAGTCCGCAGTTGGGCGGTAACTTGGATGTTAACAGCAAGTTTATAACCAGTGCTAGTGACGGTAATGTACAAATTAAGCCCGATGGAATTGGTAATGTTATAGTAGAAGCAGAAACAAGAGTAACCGGCGATCTTATTGTAGAAGGTGCTATTAAGAGTGATACATTCTATTTTGTTAAACGCTCAACCAACACAAGTATAACATACCCAGGAAGTTATGGTGCAGTGACCATTGATTACGAAGATGCTGGTGATGATTATGGATCAACTGACGCTATGTGGGATAGTAGTACAGATAGATTTACGCCAACTGTAGCAGGACTTTGGTACATACGTGCTAGTGTAGATGCATACAGCGGCGCCACACAAGAAGGTGGCATATACATTGAAAAGAACGGAACACAAGTTGCACAAAACAGTCACATTGGATTTATTAGAGGCCAAATAGTTACACACCTTTATATGAACGGAACAACTGATTATATACAGTTTAAGTCATATACACAAAGCGCCACAACACGTGGACAAAGTGCCGTAAACAGTTTCTTTGAAGCATTGTTAGTTAAACAGGCAGAATAATTTTATACATAGGCTAAATAATATAGCAAGATCCACATCATAATACCCCTCCTTCCTCCTTTTCCAAAATAATTCAAAAATAAAACGGACAAAGGTGTTTCCTTGCGATCCAAATAAATACAGAATAGTAGTCTGATTTTATCCGGATAAACTTAGTAATGAAAAATTAGAAATAGCTACTATATTAGAGAAAAGGAAATAAACAGTGGCCGTTACACGAATAAAAAACAATCAGATCACCGATAGTACCATTACCGGTGGCAAGATTGCGTCGGCTACACTGACAGGTGGTTTATTCAGCCCAACTTTAAGTATGACATCCAATGTTACAATCGTTGGTAACTTAACAGTTACTGGAACAACCTCTACAGTTAGTTCGACAAATACATTCATTAACGATCCTTTAGTTGTTTACAACAACGGCTATACAGGATCATTAAGTAACTATAGCATTGGTATGTTAGTCAACCGTAACTTAGCTTCGTTAGCTGACTACGGTAGTGTTAACATGGCATGGGCGTGGGACGAATCCGCCGGTGCTTTCACTGCTATGGCGACTACAGACACTGGTACTGGTATTACCAGTATCAATAACAGTGGTTGGGGTAATGTTAAATTAGGTAATGCTGAAATCGTAAGCAAATTAACTGCAAGCTCTATGGTTATTACAACCTTAGAAGCAACTAACTTAGCCGCAACAACTTTAGTTGCTACTAACTTTAGTTCAGGTAATGCTCAAGTTTCAGGTGGTTATGCAGACGGATTTACAATTGGTGCTAACACAGCCGCTACAGCTACATTTACAGATGTAACTTCAAGCGGTACAGCAACAATGAACACCGTTGATGCTATCACAACTACAAGTGGTACAGTTAATAGTACAACTGGTAACATTACAACTTTAACAAGCACAACAGTTAACGCTGGAACTGCTACTGCCGCAACACTTAACAGTACAAGTGGCAATGTAACAACATTAACATCAACAACAGTTAATGCTGGTACAGCAACAGCCGCAACACTTAACAGCACAAGTGCTAATATTACAACATTAACAGCACCAACTGTCAATGCTGGTACTACTACAACTGCTACATTAAATGCTACAACAGGTAATGTTACTACTGCAACAGCTGGTAGTTTAGCAGTTAGCGATTTAACAGACAATCGTGTTGTTATCGCAGGCACAAGTGGTGAACTTGAAGATGACGCTAACTTCACATTTAATGGCACAACACTTGCTTTAACAGCAGGTATGGACATTACTGGTGATTTAGACGTTGACAACATTAATGTTAATGGTAACAGCATCACATCAACTGATACTAATGGTGATATTAATATTACTCCAGATGGTACAGGTGACCTCGTACTTGATGGACTTAAATGGCCACAAGCAGATGGTACATCAAACCAAGCGATTGTTACTGACGCTTCAGGACAGTTAAGTTTCTTAACAGTTATGACAGACGTTGTACAAGACACAACACCTCAATTGGGCGGTGACTTAGACGTCAACGGTAATGACATCGTTTCAGTATCAAATGGTGATATTAACTTAACACCAGACGGAACAGGTGAAGTTGTTCTTTCAACAGCCGCAGTCAGTGATTTAACAAACAATCGTGTTGTTATTGCTGGTACAAGTGGTGCTTTAGAAGATGATGCAAACTTCACTTATGATGGTACTGATTTAACAGTTAATAGTGCTATTGTTGGTGACTTGACAAACAATAGAGTTGTTATTGCTGGTACAAGTGGTGCTTTAGAAGATGACGCAAACTTCACATACGACGGCACAGACTTAACAGTTAACAGTGCTATTGTTGGTGACTTGACAGACAATCGTGTTGTTATTGCTGGCACATCAGGTGCTTTGGAAGATGATGCTAACTTAACATACGATGGCACAACATTAACCACAAACGGTTTAACAGCAACAGACGTAATTAATACTACATTAGTTGCTACAAACTTTAGTTCAGCTAACGTTGATGTTAACGGTGGTGCTATTGATGGCACAACAATTGGTGCCGCAAGTGCAAGCACAGGTGCATTTACAACATTAACAGCAAGTGGTGCTACAACATTAACAGCTACAACAACAAGTACTACAACAGGTACTGGTGCATTAGTTGTTTCGGGTGGTGTTGGTATTGCTGAAAACTTAAACGTTGGTGGTGATGTTACAATCACTGGTGACTTAACAGTTTTAGGTGATGCTACAACATTTAATGTTAGTGACTTAACTGTTGAAGATAAAAACATTATTATTGCTAATAATAGTGCAGATGCTACTGCCGCAGATGGCGCAAGTATCTCAATTGACTTAGGTAGTGATGGATTTGCTAACATTTTCTACACACAGGTAGATGATAGCTTTAACTTTAACAAGAATGTTAACTTAACAGAGTTAACACTTGCTACATTAAATGCTACAGCTGGTAACATTACAACACTAAGTGCTCCAAACTTTAGCTCAAGTAACGTTCAGTTAACTGGTGGTTATGCAGACAATGTTCACATTGGTGCTAACACAGCCGCAACTGGTACATTTACTACAGTAGATGCTACTACAGCAACAGTTACAACAGTTAATGCTGGTACTACAACAAGTGCAACACTTAACGCTACAACAGGTAATGTTACTACTGCAACAGCTGGTAGTTTAGCAGTTAGTGACTTGACAGACAATAGAGTTGTTATTGCTGGCACAAGTGGCGAACTTGAAGATGATGCTAACTTAACTTATGATGGTACTAACTTAACCACAAACGGTTTAGTTGCTACAACAGGTACAGTTACTACATTAAATGCTGGTACTACTACAAGTGCTACTGTAAATGCTACAACTGGTAATGTTACAACAATCAGTGGTACAACAGCAACTTACACAACAGTAAACGCTGGTACAACTACAAGTGCAACACTTAACGCTACAACTGGTAATGTAACAACATTAACAGCAGGTAGTGCTACTGTTAGCGATTTAACAGACAATCGTATTGTTATCGCTGGTACAAGTGGCGCACTTGAAGATGATGCTAACTTAACTTGGGACGGCTCAGACATGGGCGTTACAGGTGGTGTTAACATCACTGGTGACTTAGCAGTTGACAACCTCGCACTTAATGGCAACGATATCACATCAACTGATACCAATGGTGATATTAATATTACTCCAGATGGTACAGGTGAAGTTGTTTTATCAACAGCCGCAGTTAGCGACTTAACAAACAATCGTGTTGTTATTGCTGGTACATCAGGCGCACTTGAAGACGATGCTAACTTCACATACGATGGTACAGACTTAACAGTTAACAGTGCAATCGTTGGTGACTTAACAGACAACCGTGTAGTTATCGCTGGTACAAGTGGCGCATTGGAAGATGATGCTAACTTAACATACGACGGTACTAACTTAACCACAAATGGTTTAGTTGCTACAACAGGTACAGTTACTACACTTAATGCAGGTACTACAACAAGTGCTACATTAAACAGCACAACAGGTAATATCACAACATTAACAAGCACAACAGTTAATGCTGGTACTACAACAAGTGCTACTGTAAATGCTACAACTGGTAACGTTACAACACTTACATCTACAAATGGTGCAGTTACAACATTAGTTGCAACAAACTTCAGTAGTGGTAATGTTGACATCAATGGTGGTGCTATTGACGGCACAAACATTGGTGCCGCAAGTGCCGGTACAGGTGCATTTACTACACTTGATGCAAGTGCTAACTTAGCAGTTAGTGGTGGTGCATTAATTAACACAGGTCAAAATGCTAACTATGATATCAAAGTTAGTGGTGTAAATGATACATCATTAGTTTGGGCACGTAGTGCTAGTGCATACGACGCAGTGTTAATTGGTAACAGTGCTAGTGCAAGTACATTTGTTAGTGGTGCTAAACTACAAATTAACACAACAGACTCTATCTTACTACCAGCTGGTACAACAGCACAGCGTCCAGGTAGTGTTGGCGGTACCGACACAACTGGTATGTTGCGTTATAACACCAGTATTAGTAACCTTGAGTTCTACGACGGCGACAGCTGGAATACAGCAGGTACAACGTTTACTGTTATTGCAAGTCAGACCTTTGACGGTGATGACTCAACAACAGGCTTTACATTGAGTGAAGCACAAACAACTGCATCATGTATTGTTAGCATCAACGGTGTTGTTCAACTTCCAAGTACAGCTTACTCTGTAAGTGGTACAACTCTAACATTCACAGAAGCACCAGCAACTGGTGATAAGATTGAAGTTAGAAAGTTAACAACTACACAATCTGTTACAGGTACTGCTAGTGCTAACGGTTATGTACAGGTCGCAACAGACGACGACGGTATTAAGTTCTACGCAGGTAGCGGTGCCGCAACATTACGTTGGACAATTAATACTGACGGTGACTTGATCCCAGCAGGTAATACTACACAAGACATTGGTAGTGCATCATCACAAATTGGTGCAATCTATGTTGCGGGTGGTACTATCCACTTAGGTGAATTACAACTTAAGGATAACGGTGATAACACACTTGGTATATTCCAAAGTGATGGTTCAACACCAGCTGGTACAGTAGTTAACGACTTCGTTACTGGTGCACAAGGTGATGTACGCTTTATGGACGCTGACAGTAGTAACTTTGTTGCATTCCAAGCTCCTGCTACAGTGAGCTCAAATGTAACTTGGACACTACCAAGTGCAGACGCTGGTACAAGTGGTTACGCTCTTGTTAGTGATGCCGCAGGCACATTAAGTTGGGCTGCCGCTGGTGCAACTATTACCCAAGACGAAGCAACAAATACAAACTTTAACTTGTACTTTGCTTCAACTACTAGTGGTGCATTAACAGCAGTTAAGTACGACACAGATCTAAGCTACAATCCAGGCACAGGTAGATTAAATGTTCCGGACTTGGTAGTATCAGGTGATTTAACAGTTAATGGTACAACTACAACAGTTGCAACAACAAACACAGTAGTAACCGACAACCTCATCGAACTTAACAACGGTGTGGGAAGTAACGCCAACGACAGTGGTATTGTTATTGAGCGTGGTTCAGAAGGTGACAACGCATTTATGGGTTGGGACGAAAGTGCCGACTCGTTTATCGTTGGTACAACCACAGCAACTGGTGCAGACACAGGTGACTTATCTATTACTGCTGGTAATATTGCAGTTGCCCACGTAAATGCAACTGGTTCAATACAAGCTCAAGGTGTTAACCTCAGTAGTAGTATTAATGCCGCATCTGGTACATTTAGTGGTAACGTAACTGCAAGTTACTTTGTTGGTACTGCTACACAAGCAATATACGCTGACTTGGCAGAGAACTATCAAGGTGATAAGCAATACGCCGCTGGTACAGTTGTTGAGTTTGGTGGTGAGCATGAAGTTACTGTTGGTCAAGTTGAAGGTTCAACAAGAGTTGCAGGTATTGTTTCTACAAATCCAGCACACTTGATGAACGGTGGCTTAACTGGCACTAACGTAGTTGCAGTCGCACTTACAGGACGAGTACCATGTATGGTAATTGGCCCAGTACGCAAAGGTGATATGATGGTTAGCGCAGGCTTTGGTTATGCTAAGGCAAGTGCAAATCCAGCAGTTGGTTCAGTTGTTGGTAAAGCTCTCGAAAACTTTGATGGCGACAAAGGCGTTATCGAAGTTGTTGTTGGTAGAGTTTAATCTAATAACACAGCCTCAAACTATAAAGGGACACTCCGGTGTCCCTTTATTTTTGGCTAAATAGTATATAATTGGAATATTTTAATGGCATTAACTAGACCTAAACTATCACAACTTGATTCCAGCAGTACAGTTTTTACTGATCCGCTATTAGTACTACATCAAGGCGCAACGGCCGCTAATATTGATGTTGGTTTCTTGTTTAATAGAGCAAACGGGCTAGTTAGTAATGTTGCTCTATACTGGAATGAAACTGACAAAGCGTTCTATACAACATACACAAACTCGGGTGGTGCTACAGATGCAAACCTTGTCCCTACTACATACGCTAACTTAGTTACTAATGTTCTATCAGCAAATACTATTAGCGTACCAAGTTTTACTACAACTGGTAATATCACAGGTGGTAACTTAATAACCACAGGAACTGTTACTGTTGATAGATTGTCTTTAAGCTCAAGTCAAACAACAGTACCTCCGTTACAGTTAACAGCAAGCTCGTTGCAGGACGGTGTTGGTGCCCTTAGAATAGATGGTTCACAAGCAGACATATTTTTAAATCCAGCTACCGCTACACATACTACTGTTACTTTTGCAGTAAACAACGACCAAAGATTAGCCTTTGGTATGGACAACAACAGTGATTTTTATATTACACGAAGAACTGGCGGAAGTTGGTATGACGATACATTAGTAATAGACAGAGATAGTGGCCAAGTTGCGTTAGGGTACGACCTATTAGTATCAGGTGATGCAACTGTTAGTGGTAACTTAACAGTAAATGGCACAACCACAACAGTTAGTACTACCAACACAGTAGTATCAGACAGTTTAATGGAATTAAACACAGGTGCTGGTAGCAATGCAAACGACTTAGGTTTTATATTTGAACGTGGTAGCACTGGTGACAATGCCGCAATTATCTGGGACGAATCAGCAGATGCTTTTGTACTAGGTACAACCACAGCAACAGGTGCTAGTACAGGTGACTTAACTGTTACAGCAGGTGCATTAAGTATTGGATCACTTACACTAGGTGGTACTGCTGTTACAAGCACAGCCGCTGAATTAAATTTACTAGATGGTGTTACTGCTACTACAGCAGAGATTAATTACCTAGATGGTGTAACATCAGCAATTCAAACACAGATAGATAACATAAGTTCAGACTTTTATATTGCGGCTGACAATGGATCCAATGATACATTTACCACCGGACAAACACTTACATTTACTGGTAACACTGGTATAGACACAACAGTAGCAAATAATCAAGTATTCATTGCTCCCGATATTGGAGTTATTGCTACATTAACAGATGCACAAACACTTACAAACAAAACAATAACATCTCCAACTATTAACACACCAAGTATTAGTGGTAATATTACACTAGCAGGTAATGTGTTACCAAACCTAAACGAAGTATACAGTTTAGGTACAGCAGACAACAGATTTGCTACATTATTCGTTGCCAACAGCACAATTTATTTAGGTGATAGCGCACTTAGTTTAATTGGTGGTACACTATATGTTGACGGTACTCCGGTTACTGGTGCAGGAGATGCTTGGCCTGGGTACAATGGCGATTACGATCTAGCAAAAGCACTGGCGCAAACTGATTCAGAAACACCGTTTGAAGCAGGTGGAACAGATGCATTTGGAGTAAGCACCTCGCTAGTTTTTGACAATATGGAGCCTGCAGGGTCAACAGTCACGTTTGATTATGCTGATAGTTACAGTAATGGTATAAAAGACAACTCAGCTGAAGCATACTTAGGTGCATAAATAGTAAAATAGAGGAAGAATTATAGATGCCTACCGTACTACAACTTAGAAGAGGAACAACTTCACAGAATAATGCGTTCACAGGATCTGCTGGCGAACTTACATTCAACACTACTACTGGTTCGGTAAGAGCACACGACGGTACTACTGCTGGTGGTGCTGAAATGATGAAAGCAGATGGTTCAAATTCAGGATCATCAATCAATTTTGCAGGTGATATACACACAAGTGCGCAGGGTGATGTAAGATTCTTAGATGCTGATAAAAGTAACTTTGTAGCATTTCAAGCACCAAGTACAATATCAGCAAATGTCACTTGGACACTACCGAGTGCTGATGCTGGTACAAGTGGATATGCTTTAGTTAGTGATTCTGCAGGTACATTGAGTTGGGCCGCGGCAGGTGCTACAATTAGCCAAGACGAAGCAACAAATACAGATTTTAATTTATATTTTGCTTCAACTACTAGCGGTGCATTAACCACAGTAAAATATGATACTGGTGTACACTACAATCCAAGCACAGGCACATTAACATCAAGTGTTGTTGACGCCACAACTCTTAAAATTGGTAGTACAGCAGTTACAGCAACAGCAACAGAACTTAATTATGTAGACGGTGTAACATCAGCGATACAAACACAACTTGATGCCAAAGCACCACTAGCAAGCCCTGCATTAACCGGAACTGCTACTGCTGAGAACTTAACACTTAGTGGTGATTTAACAGTTAACGGTACAACTACAACGGTTAACTCAACAAATACAGTAGTAAGCGATAATCTATTAGAGTTGAATAATGGCGCGGCATCAAATGCTAATGATAGTGGTATTGTTATTGAACGTGGTTCAACCGGCGACAACGCAATTATTGCTTGGGATGAGTCAGCTGATAAGTTTACAATGGGAACAACTACAGCAACCGGTGCAAGTACAGGTGACTTAACTATCACAGCAGGTACACTAGTTCTAAATACAGTTGAATCTGTAACCGGTACATTTAGTGGTAACGTAAGTGCAAGTCACGTAACTGTAACTAATAGTGTACAAGCCGCAACTGTTAATGCCGCAACACACACAGGTACGACTGGTACGTTTAGTGGTAATGTAACTGCTACTTATTTGTCGGGTACAGCAACACAAGCACTATATGCTGACTTGGCAGAGAACTACGAAGCAGATGATAACTATGCACCAGGAACAGTTTTAATATTTGGTGGCGAGGCAGAAGTAACAATCGCAACCACAACACACGATACACGAGTAGCAGGTATTGTTAGTACAAATCCTGCTTACTTAATGAATAAAGAAAATGGTAACACCACCATTGGATTAACAGGTCGTGTACCATGTCAAGTAAAAGGTCCGGTTGATAAAGGAACATTATTAGTAACAAGCGAAACACCAGGTGTTGCTCAAGCATTAAACGACGCATACTACAAACCAGGATGTGTAATTGGTAAGAGTATGGGCAAAATAGATAACTCTAGTATAGAAGTTATTGAAGTTGCTGTAGGTCGATTCTAAAATACATGGGTGCAAAGCATTTAAACCAAAATACAATAAATACAAATATTAGCGGAGATCACCCATGATTGATATTAAAACAATGTACAGATCCTCATACGTAGGCGAAGATATTACATCTACAGCCACTTACGAAAACGGTGTTTGGACATACGAAACAGACAACATTACAAACTCATTAAGCAATGATCGATCTGGTAAAATTGCAGTGGTCGTTGGCAATGGACCTTCGAGAAGGGTGTGGGAAAGAAAATTTGGTGGACTAGCCAAAATTAGAAGAAACCCACAACTACAAATGTATGGATGTAACGCAGGTTACAGAGATTTCAAGTATGACTACTTAGTAGTAACAGGTACAAAAATTGCCGCAGAAATTGCAACTACAAGCTACCCAGATGGAACAGTTTGCTATGCTAACATTGAAAGCATTTTATCCCACCCAGGTAAGTATCACCTAGTACCACAAAACCCACGATGGGACGCAGGCTCAATGGCCGCATACCTAGCCGCATTTGATGGACACGCAAAAGTCTATCTATTAGGCTTTGATGGTATTGACACTCCTAACTACAATATGAATTACTATGCTGGTACCAACGGTTACAACCCAACCGGTGACAGCGCCGCTAGTGATGTATTCTGGGGTAAAGCAATGGGACAAGTCTTTGCCAAGTATCCACTTGTAGACTTTGTCTATGTTAATGAAACAGGTAAAGGTTACATGCCACTACCATATCGTGTATCATCAAACTTACGTAGAATCAACTACGATGGTATGGTAAAAGAGTGCGATCTATATCGATAGACTCAAACGTTTTAATCTTATCTAGTATTACTTCAAAACTAAATGTTCGCCACACACCCGGATGCAGAGGCTTCGGGTGATCGGCGATCGTTGTCCAAGCATATCCTCTATGCTCATCATTTAATGTAGGAACAAACTCGCCGTCAACAGGAATGAGATAGGTGTGGTATTCAAATTGATTTTTTTCGTTGGTAAACTTTTCTAACGGTATAACTTTTTCAACAGTTACACTACCAATCTCTTCAGATATTTCCCTAAGTAATGCAGTATGCGGAGATTCACCCTCCTCTACACGCCCGCCAACTAAACCCCAATGACCAGCATGACGCTTATGATTGCGTAATAAAAAAAGATATCTATGTGTTTGTTTACTGTATACTAAAGCACCACAGCCTATATAGCCAGACTCCACTCACCACCTCGATATAAACCTTCAACGCTCTTGACCCAGTCAGTGCCGGTCCAGCGATATTGAACACCAGTATTTGTGTTTGTTAGATATTCTGTATCTGTGTTGTTACTAGAATCAAATACAACGACCCAGTTTGCGCCATCGTATTCTATAATATCATTTGCATGTGCTACTACATCACCCCACACACTGTAGTTTTCGTTGCTATCTGCACCGATGCTGTCTGTCAACAAATATCTTGCACCAGTAGCAGGTGTTAGTATATTGCTATCAACCTTAACATTGATAGGATTGATAATAGCAGTAACAGCAGTTAATGTATTAAGAGGCATAGTATCTTCTGTTGGGGTAAACAACAGTACTGTTGGATCTGTTGGATGATACGTGATCTGGCCAATCAACTCGTTGCCAGTGGCAAGTTCTAGTCTTATCTCTGTTGTGCCTGTTACTAGTGTACCATAAACTTCAATAAGTGCTTGCCAAGTTTCTTTTGCTGGTGCAACTTTTATAATTGTACCAGTGCTGTCAACTATTTCTTGTGGTTTAACAAGTTTAAGTTGGTTACCAGTATAATAGATACCATAATCCATTGGAGTCACTCTCACACGAGCAACAAGATTGCTTAGTATAGTATCGTCGCTAAATTCGCCTTGTTCGTCGTATACACTAGCAATAAACTTTTGTATAACACCAAGACGCTTGACTTTAGCAGGGCTAGTGATCCAAATTGGCATTTCAAATGTTAGACTAGCAATGTCTATATTTTCGTCCGGACCAGCTGGAACGGTTCTTGATGTCCAATTCATATCTATCAATTGCACAAACGTTAGGCTAGTCCAGTCTACATAATTGTCTGTTGACTGAATTTCAAAACTAGGATTAAACAGAGTAGCAATCTGCTCAATTATTTGCATTTTTTGTTCTGTATTACTAGTCCATATATCTAGTTTAACTGTCAATTTATATGGCACCGGCATTAAACGTTCAACAGTATAACTGTCGCCTTGCTGATTGGTATATGTTCCAGTCTCAACATCAAAGTGTCGTTGACGCAGGTGTATTTTTCCAACGTGAGAAGGATCCTGCATTCTAGTTTGTTCATAAGTTAATCCACTTATGTAAGCACTCATAGCAGGAACACCATTCAATGCATTTTCAGAATTTTGTCGTAGAATTGTTGCGGCCTGTCTACTTTGATCGCCGTAATAAATGGGAACTTGTTGTAGTGTACGAACACCATTGCGGTCCTTACCAAACTCCACCTGGAAGCCGGTTAAGATACGCATAAATTGAACTAAGAATCTGCGGATTTGCCCGTCATAGAAAAATTGTTGTGCCATTAATTATCTGCCTTTATGCGTAGTGCATCACTAAGACTTTGTCGTACACTGACATTACCTGAATTGTTTGTGTATGTTTCAGTGTTATTTACGAAACCGCTACGTTGTGTTGTATTATCTGGACCCGGTGTTAGTGTGGTCTTAACATTATCTTCTACCTTCACCCAACGTCTCCCGTCATATCTAAATAATCTGTTTGGTAAGTAGTCTGTTCTTAGTGCATAGTCGCCAACTGCTGGGCTAGTCGGGAAAGCAATACCAACTGCAACAGGCATACCGTTTGGTGTAAGTCCATTACCTGTTAGCCATCCTTCAGGCACTGCTTGTGGGCTCAGTATAGCGTAGTCTGTAGTAACTTGACTGCTGTCTACTGTTACATTACCGTCAGCGGTAACACCAATTGGGTCTCCTGGGTACTTACTATCTGGCGTAGTTGACTTAACATATAAGTGACTAATGTCGTAACCACTGAGTGGAACTTCTTTTTCTGCTTCGGCAAGTATAGCGTCATTGATGTTTTGATATGTGCTAATAGTACTGAGTGTACTGCCAAGACTGACGTTACCATTAGTAGGATCATAGTCAGGAGCATCAACCATAATGTTGTTAAGAATATCTTTGTATTCCTGACTATCTGTAAGCGGATTAAGTTTAACACGCCATAAGTGTGGCCACCAAGTTTGACTAAAGCCTTCTGCGGCATTTTGACAATCACTTACAACATAATATCTTTTTAGTGCCACTGGCAGTGTGCTATCCAATGGGTAGTAATCTTTAAGGTGCTGTAGTTCTAGCACATCACCGTTCATAATCTTACGTCCAAGTCTCTCAACCATATCGTTAATATGGAAAGTCATAAACAGTGTACCTGTTTGTAAGAACATTCCAAACTGACTTAAATCAAATGTAGTGTCTGATACTTGGTAGATACCACGCATAGGATAAATGCTAGTATCGTATTTGCGGTCTCTGTTCTCCAGGAAGAATAAATCTTGTATATTTAATGCGCTTTGGTTAGTATAACTTGGCTCACTTGGGTTTTCATAAAACTTTACAGTTGCTCCAGATAGTAGAGCAGATGTAGTAGCATTGTTTAAGGTTACCGATGTAGCACTTTTAGCAATAACTTTTGATCCACTAGCAATACCTTCACCTGTGACCAACATACCTAATACAATATCAGTGGTGCTGGCAAAACTTAAGATAGCACTAGTAGATGATTGAACAGCATTAGTAACCTTGGTAGTATTCTGTTCGTGTGTGCCTAAATATTTGTGTACGTTTACACCCGTGCCGCCAACAGTAAATTGTTCGCTAATAACACGATCCATAAATTTGTAGTCGTTTGAGTGTTTTCCGTCTTTCCAGAGTGATAACCGTGGCACAATAAAATCCTAAAGTATCTAGTATTTATCGGTATTTTAAACCTATGCTAAGTTGTTGATTTTACTAGGGCTTGACATATATAGTAAATGAGCGTATAATAACCTTATGCTAGTTAAATTAAGGAGCGATAATGGCTGTTAAGACACGTAAAAAATCCAGTGGTAAACGAGTATATTTGGCAGACGAAAAGTATACTGGGCCCGAGCCAGTATGGGATACTGAACGTGCATTACAAATGGACGAAGCAGAGTTCAATGGTCATTTGCACAAAAGTCTTAACTATTATAACTATCACTATGGTCCAAAAGATGTTAAGAAACACGTGGTCGCTTGGATGCAGGATAACGAATATAGCAAACAGGATGTAAGTGATTTTGTGCGTAGTCCAGATAGAATGTTGCCAATGACCGCTTGCAGTTTAGTTATGGCCTATAATGCAGGAATGCCATTGCAGGGTAAACGACTAGCCTATGTTAAAGATACAATCAAACAGGTTTGTAGTATTGTAGACTCAGGCGATTACGAAGATGAAACTCCTGTTAAGAGTAAAAAAGTAACACAGCCTGCACAGGTAAAAACCATTCAGGATAGACTACAAGAAAAAACAAACGAGCACCTTGGACACTTTGAAGGCCTAGTTGATGAACTTATCAGAGGCAACAAAGTAGATCCTAAAGCGTTTGAATACTTCAAAGCAAATAACATACCACAGGCGCAGTTAAGCAAGTACGAAGAATACGCTAACTCATTTGTTGATGAACTCAAAGAATCGCAGAACACAGATGACGAAGATTTACGGGATGGTTATAGACATTTAAAAGCCGCAGACTATAAACGTTTCTTTGCGTTCTTTGACAAGTTCTACGAAGCAATAGAAGCATACAGACAAGTTAAGAAGCAGACTAAGAAGGCACGAGTAAAACGTGCGCCTAACAAAGAAAAACAGGTCAGCAAGTTAAAGTATATGAAGGAAGATAATACTCTCAAACTTGTAAGTATCAATCCTGTTGATATTATAGGTGCCGAAGAACTGTGGGTTTATAACACAAAAACACGCAAGTTATTTAAGTATGTCAGCGATAATTTAACTGGCCCCCTAAACGTTAAAGGAACTAGCATTTTAGGCTACGATAGTGCCAAAAGTATAGGGAAAACGCTCCGTAAACCAGATCAAAAACTAATGGAGTTTATGAAAGCGGGCAAAGTACAGTTACGCAAGTTTTTAGACGACATAAAGGCTACAAGTATCCCTGCCAATGGTCGTATCAACAACGATATACTGTTACTCAAAGCTCTTTAACAGACTAGGTATCCTGCTAAATACAATATAAGGATACCAATATGGCTGAACAAGACCTCACTAATTTTTACGCAAACGGAACTATAGTTACTGATAGCCTCTACGATGCCGCAACAGGCACAGGTAGCGGACATATCAAATACGATCCAGATGGTAACTTTGGTGATTTAACTACTGCTCCAGTTGACGGAACCGTACAGTTAAAGCGTGGTGAGATCGCAGACTATATTAGACTTCGTTTAGCAGATGGTATTGTTGATGTAGAGCTTGATACTGACCATTATGATCTTGCTATTGATCAAGCAGTATTAAAGTATCGTCAACGTGCCAGTAACAGCCAAGAAGAATCCTACGCATTTTTAAAACTAAAGCCAGAAACACAAGAGTACATACTGCCTAATACAGTTATGGATGTACGTGCCGCTTATAGACGTGGTATCGGAAGTGTAACAGGTACAACAGCAAGCCAGTTTGAGCCATTTGCTAGTGGTTACTTAAACACTTATATGTTAGTAGCAGGTCGTGTTGGCGGCTTATTAAGTTACGAACTATTTGTTGATTATCAAAAGCAGTCAATGAAGATGTTTGGTGGTTATTTAAATTTCCACTACAACAAAACTATGCGAAAGTTAACAATTATTCGCAAGATGCCTACTCAAGGTGCTAATCCACAAGAAAGTGAAATGGAAGATGTGTTATTGCACATTTATAACTACAAGCCAGAAAGTATGTTGTTAAATGACTACCAGGCTTTTCCGTGGATACAAGAGTATGCTTATAGTTTTGCTAAACGTATACTTGGCGAAGCACGTGAAAAGTTTGCTACAATCGCTGGACCGTCGGGCGGTACAAGTCTAAATGGTGCAAGTCTCAAAGCAGAAGCAAATGAAGAAATGGGTTCGCTAGAACAGCAACTTAAAGATTATGTTGATGGTAGTTACCCACTTACTTGGGTTATTGGTTAATGCGAGCTAAAGAGTTCATTACAGAATCGCCTAAGTCTAAAATATCTAAGAACTTAGAATATTCAGGCTTGCATAGTATGACACTTGGTAATAAAGATTATTACAGCCATTACAGACTTGGATTAGCAATGGCAGGTAGTCCAGATCTTGATAGTCCAAAATCTTCGCCGGCCGGAGACGAAGGACATATTTGGATGTATTCTGAAGCAGACGAAGAGATTGCTAAAACCGCAATGAAAAAGCAAGGTATCAAAGGCAAGACATTCGTACCTAAAGGTCCAAGTGTTGAAGTGCCTGCAATTAACAAACAAAGTCCTGTAGTACAACGCAAAAAGAACAAATACGGCGTTTGACATTTCTGTTGTAATCCTTTAAAATTTATAAATGAATCTAATTGTTTCTGGGTGTTCTTTTACATACTGGATATATAAAACTTGGGCTGACTATACTGCTGACTATTTTGGCTATAATCTAATACAGCAAGGACATCCTGGCGCAGGTAATACGTATATTAGACGAAGTATTACAGACTATATTATACAAAACGATTCAACCCCAACTAATACACTTGTAATGGTTATGTGGTCTGGACTAAGTAGACTAGGATTAGAAGTAAGTAGAAATTTTGTAGACTTATCAAAAAACTTTATGCGAGATACTAAAAATATCAACAAGATGTTTTTTGTTGAAAGTGGTGGTATGCATGGTCATTGGCACGATAACCCGTATACTAAAAATTATTTTAACAACTTATACAAACTTACTGACAAAGATACGTATCTCAATAATACTATAGACAGCATTATTATGTTAAAAGCATTCTTAGAGTATAAAGGAATACCTTACTACTTTATGAGTCATTGTGATACTTTTACAACAGAAGAAGAATGGATAAAAGATGATTATACTGCAAAAGGATGCGATCCGTATTATGATTGTAGTAGATTAATTGATGACCATTGGATCTTTAATAATAACGATAGTATCTATTCATTTGCTAAAAAGATAAATGGGTTTTCAGAAGATAACTATCATCCTAGCACCGAAACACACGAGAAATTTTTTACAGAAGCGATACTACCAAGGTTAACAAAATGATTATAGGAATATGCGGATTTATTGGCTGTGGCAAAGACACAGTAGCAAACTATCTAGTGGGCTTTCACGGCTATAGACGTGATAGTTTTGCTGGCGCACTTAAAGATGCTGTGGCAACAGTGTTTGGTTGGGACAGAGAACTACTAGAAGGCATAACACCAGAAGCACGTAAATGGCGTGAACAAGTTGATACTTGGTGGGCAGAAAGACTA